CTGAAGATCAGTTGATGGCTCGACTGAAATTCTTTATTGGTATTTGTTTGACACTTACATTATTCGGTATCGTATTCGTTGTACTTTACTCTTTGATTTTCGTTACCCAACCATTGAACGCTATCAGTCCTATCGACCAGAAGTTCTTTGAGTTGATTGTGCCTATTGCTACATTTTTAACTGGTACTCTATCAGGTATCATGTTAGCTGGTCAAAAACCAGAAGACCAAAAAGCAATGTTAGAAGCACAGAAACAAGCTCAAGCAAATGCCGACGCTGCAGCTAAAATGACAATTGAACAGGCAAAAGTGTTAAACCCAACACCACCACCTGCTCCAGTTGTAGTAGCAACACCTGTTTATGCTCCACCTGCTAACTTTCAACCGCAAGTAATGATGAGCTCGACTGGTAAGCCAATGCCTGCACAACCTGATCATCCAGAGATTTAAAATGCAAAACGAAGATTGCCCAATCTGTGGTGGGAAACATAAAAAATGAGTTTTTGGAAAAGCATGTTAAAAGATGGCCATGATGGTTCGTGGAGTAGTAAACGTATTATTACTCTACTCGCTTTCATTCTGGTGGCTATTTCTTTTACAGCTGATCAATTCTCAATATATAAAGCAAACGAGAAATTGTTTGATTCAATAATCTATCTGGTTATAGCAGGTCTAGGATTTACTGCTTCAGAAAAATTCGCAAAAAAGGAGATCCCTCATGAGTAAACTAGCAAAAGTATTAATTGCTGCAAATCTAGTTATTTGGTCTGTTGTTGGCGCTGAGATAGCACATGCTGAAGCCAAGAAAGAAAAAGCATGCGTTGAAGTTAAAGACGCTAAGACTGGTAAAGTAACTGAACAGTGTAAAGAAATCAAGAAACATAAGAAACTTGAAGTAGAAAAAGATACAAAGAAATAAAAAAGGGAGCGTTAAGCTCCCTTTCTTTTTGCGCAAGACTGTAAGTCGTTTTCTGTCATTTTGCCTGCTATAAAGTATGGAGCAAAGTACAGATGTAGTAAAGTATTAATCCATAAATCTAATAATAGATTACTTACCATTTGCTAAAGGATTATCCAAAGCACGTTGGATTTTCTTATCTACGTTAGCATTGGTATCTTTAATAGCAATATCAAGTTCTTTGCGTGTTTGACGTAGTTCGCTTTGAACTTCTTTCACGCTAATATCTGTTTCACGTTGTGATTGTTTAGAGCCACGCTCTACTGAATCAACAACTCCCTCTAAACGACGAATGTCGCTCTTCAAATCATTCTTGATGTCTTGTGTATATTGAACTGACTTCTCAGACTTTTCAACAACAATATCCATCTTAGCGTTTAAATCAGACAAGTCTGGAGCCACGTATTCTGCAATACGTTTCTTCATAGACTGATAGTCTTTATAAACTTCAAATGCGCCATACAATCCACCAAGAGTTGATGACACAATTGTGAATGCTACCATTAATTTAGCTGGTGTGAATTCATAACCACCGATGCTGATAACAGTATCTTTACTAGCATACTTCTTTACAGCAGCTTCTGCTTCATCAATCTTGGCATTGACGTCTTTAATTTCTTCTGACATTTTAATTTCCTCTGTTATATTGAGATGCTACGATTTGTTCATGTACTCTATCTGAGGCACCAGATAATCCTCTCATCAATCTAGCATTATCTACGGTCTTCTGATTATTGTAGACACTATATGGTTTATAACCAATAACGTCTGGGACAAATGCTTTACCATAAGCGTCAAATCCTGGCACAAAGTTCATTGCAGCAACCACTACACCTTGTACTGCTTTTTGTGCTTCAAGGTCTTTTGCGTTACCAACTGTTCCTGCTAGGTTTTTACCTTCTTCAACTGCTTTTTGTTTAGCAGCTTCCAATCTACGTTCAGCCAATGCTTGACGATTAGTTGGTTGTGGTTTCTCTCCACCTTGTTGACCACCTTGTGGTTGTGGACCACTTGCTTGTTGCTGTCCACCACCTTCTGGTTTCTTTTCTGCTTGTTGACCACCTTCTGGTTTCTTTTCAGCTGGTGGTTCTTGGCGAGCCATTTGTTGTTGAGGTGCTGGAGCAGCTTGCACTAACTGAACAGGAGCAGCAGGTGCAGCTGCAGTATTTGTTGTGCTAGTTGGAGCAGTAACCACTTTATCAACAGTTGAGTTACCAGTTGATGAAGTTGTAGTTACTGTACCATCATTACTTACTGTGGCTGTGCTAGTGCTAGGTGCATTAGCAGCAACAACACCAGCGGTGGCAACAATGCTAGCAGTACCTTGTTGCTCGAGAACCATTTTGGTAGCATAAGCAGAAGAATAATTAGGGCAAAGTCTATCATAGAGTCCATTCAGAGAACATTGTTGATCGAAATATGCTTTAGCATATCCTGTACATCCAACATCATATAATGGATTAGCTGTGCATTGTTGAACATAATAAGCATCAGCATATCCTTGACAATCAGTCATATAAAGCGGATTTAATGAACACTGTTGGTCGTGATATGCTTGTTCATATCCAGGACATTGTGTAGAATATAATGGATTCGCTGAACATTGATAATTCAAATAAGCAGATGCATATCCTGGACATGAAGGGTCGTATAAAGCATTAATAGAACACTGTTGAGAGTAATACGCTGCAGCGTATCCAGGACAGCTAGGACTACTTAATGGATTTGAATAGCAAAGATTAACTTCAGTTCCAGTAAAACTAATTATTGAACCAGCAGTATATGGAAATATATTTCCTGGACCATTATAATATTGACTATATTGTCCAAGAGCTAAATCACCAGCAATACCAGTCGTTACGTTATGATATTGAACATTTATAGAATCGTGTTGAATACCAATATAGCCAGTTGGTTTAAGGGTTATACTGAATGTGTTTAGATTATTTGTTCCATACTCATTAACATTTTCCCAACCGTACTTCATATAAGAAGTGCTACCTTGAGTATAAAATTTAGCATTAGCGTTTGCTTGAATCAAATCAGTTTGTAATCCATAAATTGCAAAGTTCCAAGATGGTCCAGGGTTATTTTGTAAGTTTACACCATCACAACAGAAACTGTTCCAGTGTGTAGTTGGATCTAAGAAACCAACAACACCATTACTGAACATGTATGATTGAGTATAGACATTACCATAAAATGGGAATCCAAACTGTAGAGCAACTGGAACCCAACCATCATCAGGAATACTGTAATATGTCTTAGGATCTGCACCATATGTTAATTTAAGATACGGATCTTTTACTTGTGGTCCATAATAACCTGCCCAGAAACGAGAATCTTTACCAGTAATTGACATACTCGCATTTCCTAGATTTGCGAGTTCATATGGAGTAGTGAAAGTTTGTGTTTGATTAAACTGTTGCCACGCTGCATTCTGCGTGTTAAAAGAATGATTATATGAGTGAAGAGTTGCACCAGTATTGCTAGTAACATTAACAGCCATGCTTAATGTGCCATATGAATCAGCACCATTAAGATAAGTCATACCATACTGAAGACCATTGACTTGAATACCACTACCTTGCAATGCGTTATTAATCGCTATTGTTGTTGCAATAGTTCTTTGTGTATACCCAAAGTAGTATGTGTTTGTTGAACTGTTATAACCAACAGAACTACCACCAGAATATCCTCCTGGAGCAGTAGCATTAACGGTAGATGTTAGTGGGGAAGTTATTAAGTTGGCTGTTGTATTATTGTCAGTGACAGTGTTTACAACTGAACCAACTTGCGCTTGTGGGGCGATGATGTCCGCACTCCACACAGCCACAACTGTGAGCATCCAATAAAAGAATACTACAACTGAGCGTAGCATTTACTGACATCCGTATCTAGCCTTGATTACAGGATCAGAGCCAGAATAAGCAGGACAGAGGGGACTTGCCACCACAGATGATTGGGGCTTGATTGGAAAGGTATCTGCATTTGACTTGCTAGAAGTCGCCTGCGCCTCCTTATCATTTTCTTTCTTGCCTGTTTCTCTAATTGGTTCTTCTTTTGCTTTTTCAGGTGTTTGTTTTACAATGTCTTTTTCATTAACACGACCACGTTGAATCCAAACTTCTTTTGCTTGTTCGCCAATCTTACCTTGTACTGGACATGGTGTGCCTGCGTCAATCATTGCCTGAAAAACTCTATCATCTTGACATAGAGTAGCAACTGCTGCTACTTTCATGCCCATATCATAAAGATTTTTAGATAGTTTAATTCTTTCACAATTCATATCTCTAACTGTACCACCCATAGAGATACCAAGAATTTGTGTTTGTACTGCACCAGATGCTGCTGTGGCGCAAACGTCATTGTTAATTACTGTTACAGCTGGAGCCACTGCTGTTGGTGGGGGTGAAATAACCCTAGTTGTTGAATCAGATTTTGTTGTGCTGTTGGAAGTCGAATCAGTTACGATTGGGTCTGCTGCCCAAACGTTTAATGTAAACATAGCAAAAAGCACGCTTGTGGCGATCTTTTTGTACATTTTAATACCTCTGGATAACAATGGGCAACATTGCCCATTTACTACTATTTAGGGTTTGGTTTATTTAAGTCATCAACTTCTTTTTCAATTTCACCAATTTTACCTAAAAATGATTTAATTTTACGTTTCTTTTCTTGTTCTAATAATTCAGACTCAAACCTACCAAGTTCTTTTTCTGGTTGTGGTTGATTAACACGTTTATATAACTCAGGTTCCCAATCTTTCTTTTCTACAGAAACTTGTTCTTCAAATAATAGATCGTCTTGAGTTTCAATAACTTTAGGTTGTTCTTCAATAATTTCTTTTTTTTCTTGCTCTGTTGGTGGTTCACCAACATCAGCAACCCAAGCATCAGGTTTAATTTCTTCTGGCTCGGGAAAGTCTTCAACTTTTTCTTTTTTAAAGAAATCAGTCCAAGTTGTTTTCTTTTCATTGCGTAAGTTCCAATTAGCTGCCACTAAAAGTAAAACAGCCAATGGATCAAATACCGCAACAATCATTAAGATTACGATGCGGACTGCTTTTTCGAGGAAGTCTGCGTCTTGCGCTTCTTGTCCGTAGATGAGTTGCGCGATGTATTTGATTGGTCCGACTTCGGCTTCGACTTTTCGGACTTCGCTGGCGATTGGCGCACGTTCTTCGTTGAGTTTTGCGATTTTACTTTGGGCATTACCGATTTCGTTAAGGATTCTGGCTCGATCTTTTTGCTGTCCTCTACGGATGGCAATGGCTCGTTCTGTTCCTTTGGCGTCGTCTGTTCTTGCGATGGTTTGATCAACTTGAGAATCGAGTTGATTAAGTTCTTTACGACTTGCATTTAAGTTCTCCTTTTCGGTCTTTATCTTTTCATCTATCAAAGCCAACTTAGCTGATACATCTCCTGTTGGAATTGCTTGATCTAAATGTGCCTTTGATAAGAAGCCAAAGATACCCATTGATGTTAGCATCATTAAGATAACTAACGCTGTTGTGAAATAGATCTTCATCAAACGTGGTACATCTTTCCACGAGCGATAAAGCCATGATGCTACTACAAGTTTTGATGCTTCAAGTAATGAACCCATAATAAAGATGGGTGTGGCTGCAGCAGCAAAAATTGCTACTAAGCCCATGATTGAATAGTAAGCAGCAACTGCAGATAAACCTAGTGCTGTTACAAATAGAAGATACGTCATAACTTTCCTCTGATGTGTGATCCGTGTATTCTGCACATGATATTGTTATTATAGTATTCGTCGCTTTCTAATACTTTGCGAGAGAATTGTTCACGTGCTTCAACATAACTACATTCTGCTTTACTCTTACAGAAAAACAAAATCTCTCGGGTGAATTGCTCTACACCGAAAGTTTCTATATCTTTATTTAGTTCATTAGAAGAACCGTAGTATTCCTGCCAATCGGAGTCAATCTTATCACGGATCTTTTTCTTCTTCTTATTTCCGTTTTTCAGAGTTACGGTTTTGTATTTGGTGCGAGAGAACTTGGCTAATTTCTTTCCCACATACATCTTACCATTCGTCAGGTTTGTAATAAGATATACAAACCCAACGCAGTCTTCAGGTAATTCAGTTAATTGTTCGTTATTATAAAGCCACATTAGAATAAATAGTTCCAAAAGAAACTATTTATTCTTCTTCGTCATAGTCCTCTTCTTCGTAAATAT